TAGATGGATTAAAAAACCTAAGTACGAAAAACCGGAAGTAGATCATGGAGATGTAGTTAAAAAGGCTGAGTCGTTTAAAAAAGAGCTTGATCTTTTAGATGATGCATTAGATAATATCAGCGATGAGAAAGAATTTAGTCTTGTTAATAAACGTGCTAAAAAGCTTAAAGATAAAATTATGAAAATGCGTAAAGAAGGTCTCGCCGGGAAAGGAGAATTTTCAATTGAAAATCTCGCATTTAAAACTTTGCGTAATGATAAAACAATTGCAAGATTAAATGATTTAATTATTAAGTCATATGATCTTATGTTCTCAAAAGAAGATTTAAAAGAGAAAAAAGGAGGATTAGCTGATTGGGAGGAAGCATTATTAAGTATTTTAGGAACTAAAAATGATAAAGACGGTCAAAACCAAAAAAATAAACCACAAAGATACCCTATAGGAATATGAGAACATATAAACAATTTTTTGAAGATAATTACGTTAAATTTCTAGACCCCGATTCTGGTAAAGAGGTAAAGCTTAGAGCATCAGACGCTTTTGTGAGAGATGTTTTATTAAAACAAACTGATAAAGAGGATAAAAAGACACGTGTTCTTGATTCGACGTCTTATTTACAAAAAATACTTAAACAAGGACAAGATACAGGAGTGTTCGATAGCGACGACGATGTAAATGATAGAGATGTACGTATATTTTTTAATTTTATTAAAGATG